TCTGGACGCACCACTTCCCGCACGATACCGAGGAGTGATCATGATCTGCGTTGCCTGCTACCTGGCGTCTGCGGGCGCCAAGATGACCGAGGCCACCGCCGTGCTCGCCGGGCAGTCGCTCTGCTCGGACCACCTGACCAAGGTGGCGACGGCGCTGGAAGCCGTGGCCGACGCCTCGCCGGACGTCACGCCGCACTGATCATGCCAGCCTCGGTGACCTGGGAGAACGAAGCACAGTGGCGGGAAGCCATCGTGCAGGTTCTCGACGACTGGGACACCGGGTTGCGCGCCAACGTCGAGCATCTGTTAGAGCTGGCCGCCGAAGAGTCGCGCAAGCGCTGCCCGGTCGACACCGGGCGCTTGCGGCATGGCATACAGACCGAGGTAAACACCGGCGAGGCTCACTCGGACGTTACCGGCGTGCTGTTCGACGATGTCGACTACGCCCCGTTTGTCGAGTTCGGGACCCGGTACATGAAAGCTCAGCCGTTCCTGCGGCCGGGCATGGCCATGGCCCAGGCCCGCTACGAACGCGAGATCGCCAAGGGGTTGAAATGACCGCCCCGCCGGTGAGCAACGCGACGGTATCCGGCGCGCTCAAGTACGTGATCGAGTCAGCCGGGCTCGGCGTGACCGTGTTCCGCGATCTCGCCCCGCCCAAGGCCCCGCTGCCGCTGGTGGTGATCACCGAGGGGGTGGGGTGGAACATCCTGCCGCACGGTGACACCGACGTCGAGGGTGAGCTGTGCGTCCGGGAGCTGGCCCAGGTCGACATCTACCAGGCGTTGAAACGGCCCGACGGGGAACGCGCCGAGATCATCGGGCTGGAAGATCACATCTGTTGGCTGTTGCACCGGACCAAGCTGCCCAGCTGGCTGATCACCTGCTACGGCGTGCAGATCTTGACCCGGTCCAGCCAGGCGCCGGGCGACAACCTGCGGCGCACCATCGTGACCCTGCAAATAGATCGACTACTGGCGGCCCCGTAGGAGGACGACGAGACCTTTCCCGATGGCACCCCATGAGGTGGCGACCTGCTCTCGACTGGTCCGCTCCCTCCCGTGGCCTCCGCCGCAACCCGACGCGTGGGCCGCACCCCGTACGCACCCCGTAGGAGAGGAAAGATCACATGACAACCGTTGAGCCGCAGGTGGCCACCCCGCTGGCCAGCCAAGGCATCACCAAGGTTTACGCCGTGCAACACGCGCAGGTGGCCAGCCTGCTCACCGACGTGGCCGGATCGGCGCCGACCTTCGGCGAATGGTTTGACGTGCCGGGCATCAAGTCGTTCGAGATCTCGGGCGACATGGAGACCAAGGAACTGCGCGGTGACAACCGGCTGATCGACTCGCAGTCCACGATCAAAAAGGTCACGGCCAAGTTCGAGCACGCCAAGCTGTCGCTGATGGTGCTGCAGGTGATGCTGGGCGGCGCGGTGCCCGCCACCGACACGCTGCCCTATGCGGGCATGGGCTGGCAGCTGCCGGTGACCGCGTTCCCCAAGCCGTTCGGCATGCGGGTGGCTTCGGCTACCCAGGACGCGCCCGGCGGGGCGGTGCTGTTCTCCATGTCGCGCTGCTCGCTGTCCAAGTTCCCCGAGATCGGCGCGGCCGAGGACGACTACAAGATCGTCGCCGGTGAGATCAACATCGTGCCGCCGGTGGGCACCGGGGACTGGCTGGCCATCACCATCGTGGACACCTACACCCCGCCCGCCGCGTGGGCACCGGACTCGTCCGCCTGACCGGCTAAGGCTCCGCGTGTAAACGGTCGCATCCCGGCCGACGCATGCGAGGAAGGGGCAGCCCCCCATGACCGAACCCGACGCCTGTATCAACCCCGAGACCAACGGCGCGCCGACCGCACCGCCGTTCGACTCCGCCCCGACCACCACGACACCGACCGGGCACGGCACGCAGACCACCGCGAACAGCTCCGGTCAGTGGATCATGGTGGGCTCCGTCACGCACGAGCTGATCTACTCGATGTTGTCCCTGGAGAAGATCGAAAAACAGTTCGGCTCGCTGGCCGCCATGCAAGACCTGATCACCGACGACCACGGCGTGGTGCGGATGGACCGGCCGGTCATCTCGTTACTGATCGACATCCTGCACGCCGGACTGCTGCACGACTTCCCCGACTCCCCCGACGGCCGACGCCTGATCGCCATGGGCATCGGCCCCGACCAACTCGAACAGGTGGTCGGCGCGTTCACGGTCGCGTTCACCGACTCGTTCGGCGACATGGGGGCGCGGGTGATGGCGGGGGAAGTGCTGCGGCCCAACCGGGCCGTGCGTCGGGCGCTGCAAACGGTCGATCTTCCCGGATCCCCTGGGGGCAGTGGTACTACACCGCCACGGTCACGCTCGGGCGCTCGCAAAAAGAGTGGCAAGAAATGACCCCGCGGCAGTTGGTGCTGTTGGTCCGTGAGCACCGCATCGCCAGCGGGGCCGAGCCGCGCTCGCTGGAGGAGAAGGCCGAGCACCCGTCGCACGCGGGCACCGCGGCGTGGGCCATGGCGCTCAAGATGAAGATCGACCAGCAGGGCGGGAGGCCCGGCTAACCGCCGGGGATCACCATGGCCACGCTGCCCGATCTGGTCGGTCGCCTCCGGCTGGACATGTC